CAAACCCTGAGGTTTCTGTATCTATGGCAACCCATTCTAGGTCTTTAAGGTAATCTAAAGATTCTTGTACTGTGCAGAGAGTTATATCAGGTAGGGAAATGTTTTGTTTTGTTACTAGATAAATCATTTTAATAAGGGTTCCACTATCTTGTTATAATCCTTCAGTGCTTGGTGTAACTTTTGATACTTCTGATCTTGGCTATAGTTTCCTTGTTCGATATCTGTAAGGCAGGTTCTATAAACGTCATAGATAAGTTTTCTATCGTAGTTACTTAATTTTAATATTTTGTTAGAAAGCTGTAGCATGTCTTCCGTAGTATCAGTTCCCCATATCCTGTTTAAAGACTTACCTAAGTTCCACACGTGGTGAGGAGTATATAGATTACATCTAGGACAAGCGGGTAATAGATTATTTAGGTGATAGCGAGTAGCAACTTTAGTTCTACCTACAAAGTGAGCACACTGTAAGCCCTTAGGATCTAGTGTGATTTCACAAGCATGGCATTTATTAATATGTGCTCCTCTAACTAACCAAGAAGTTATCTGGTCTAGTTTACTTTGACTGATTGTTTCTTTTTCTAATTTACGCTTAATCTCTTTACGGACTTTCTGCTTTTCTTTCTTCTCCTTCATTACACACGTAGCACATAACCTCTTTGTTTTGTTGGCTATGGCTTTTACCTTCCCACAGTCTGAACAAGGCTTTTGAATTTCCTTAGGTTCAGGTACTCCTTTGACAGGGATCTTTTTTGTTGCTGTTCTCTTTAACATAGTATACAAATATAATAAAGAAAAGGGGATCTAATGACCCCCTAATCTTATTTGGCATGCAAGAGACAGTTACAAAGATAACTCAGGTGTGTAGAGAGGGGTGTAGGTTTCAGAAATTAATTCTAAGCCTCTGTTGTTAATGTTGTAGGCAGTTCCGTGAATTAGAGACTCACGCTTAGCTTCAATACTCTTGTGTCCCATCATATAGTTAGTGAAACGAGTAGTAGCGTTAAACAAAGCGTAAGCTGTGTTTTCGTGTGTCTCATATTCGGTAGTTAAAGCTGTTCTAAAGTCGTTAATACGATTTTTACCCCTAGATGCTTCACCGTCTCCTCCTATAATGTTAATGATAAATTCATCTGTAACTGCTTCAGGGATGTAAACCTTACTAAGTTCTACTAGCTTCTCGATAAACTGTTCTTCTTGTGTAAGAGAGTTTTGCAACTGAGAGATAATAAGACCTAAACGCTCATGAGAATTCTTAGTATGTCTTACACGTTGAGAGTCTCTAAGAGCCATATAAAAAGTATTAGAGCATACTACAGTTACGTTAGTTGTTCCAAAGCCCATAGGAGCACTACCATCATGTGAAGTAAGAGCTGTTAAGAATCGTTTGTTATAAGATCCTCCAATCTGTACATCTGTTAAAGGAAACTGATAATAGACCTTTTGTCCATTCCCCAGAAACCCACCTCTTTCCCCAGAAATATTAACTCTAGCGGCAGCTTCTAAAAGCATATCAAGGATTTCTTCATTCTGAGTAGGAACATATTTAGATCCTACTACACCAAGACAATTATTGTTGTCTTCACGGAATACTCCATAAGCAGGAGTTGATTCTCCATCAGGACCAAACAAAGGTTTCTTTGCTACAGTCCAATTCGTTCTAGATGATTCTAGCAATTGTTGTTTGTTCATAATTTAGTGGTTTGTTTTTTAATATTTTCGATAAAGTTGATTAATTCGTCTAATTCTTTAATTCTTCCTTGGATCTCACAGTACTCATACTCACTGCTTTGCTCCATTTCTTTTATTATTTTAGTTCTATTAGATAGATACTCTACTAATTTTCCTTTTAATTCTAAATGTCCTAAGGACTCGTAATCTTGCCAATTCATTTTCTTCTATTTTATTTTAAGTTTTCTAGCCAGTCTATATCGTCTGGATTACTGGCCATAAGTATTTGGTTAATTCTTTTAAAGTGATCACACTCCCAATCTCCACCTTTGTATACGGCAGAAACAGGATGTGATGCTACTAGTACGTGGTGTACATCATCGTTAATTAGGGGAGCAAATTTTAAAGCGTCCTTTCCCCAGAAACAGAAAATAAGTCCTGCAGTATTCTCGTTTAGTGTTTTGAATACAGCTTCTGTAAACTGTTTCCAAGGCTCTAAGTGAGAACCTGACTTACCTTCTTCGATAGTCAAAGCAGCATTTAGCATAAGAACTCCTTGCTTAGCCCATGATTCTATATTCATATCAGTGGGGAAGCTTAGTTCATCAGGATAAATGTCTTCTTTGATTCGTTTGTAGATCATTCTTAAAGACGGAGTCACATAAGTTTTCTTTCTAGGAGAGAAAGCTAATCCGTGAGCAATAGGTTCCCCTACATTTCTACCTGGATAAGGATCCATTCCTAAGATAACAACCCTTACTTTTTGAAAAGGAGTTAAGTTAAAAGCCTTAAAGACTTCATCCTTATAAGGAAAGATAGTTTTAGTCTTTCTCTCATTAGCAATGAATCTTCCTAAGGTATTAAAGTAAGGACTTTCTATTGTGTCTTTTAAGTGATGATACCAATCGTCTGGAATATCAATTAGTTTTTGCATCTCTATTGATTAGCTTACTTCTTTTGAGCGGAGTCCTTCTAACAATAATATTAGGATTAAGAGTAGTACTCATAAGTCCTGGATACGTTTCTTCCATCATGTTTATGATTTGATTGTATCTTGTTTTGTAACTTTTAATAGAACTAGAAAAGTTTAAATGTTGTTTCATAGAATGTATAATCGTAGAGTGATCTCTTCCTAACAAAGTACCTACCTTCTTGTAAGTATAGTTAAAATGTATTAAGAGTACAGCTGCAAAATGAAACCTTGCTTCTGTTAGCTCACGTTTACGGCTATTTATTGTAAAATCCTTTACAGTCATTGCATTTATATCACAAACAATATGCATTACTCCCAACTCAAACTCTGAAAACTTATCTAAATTTACTTTAAGTTCGTGTGCTTTTATCATTGCCAACTTGCGTTTTAATCTTAGCTCTTCTGGATTAATGTCATTTATTACTTTACTATAATACTGTTTGTTTTTAGTTTTCTTTAAAACTAATAACATAATATTATATCGTACTAGTGCTTCTACTTCTAACTTGTCAAAAGCAATTTCTAAAGCTTCGTTTATAATATCCTTAATTCTTGGCATATCTTTATTAATTTTTCTCTTCCGTGGTTTTTGTAAATGTCACTTATGTCTTTTCCTAAACTCCCGTGATGGTATAGTATAGGAATCCCATACGTTTCTGAAATCTTCTTTGCTCCTTCTTCTCCTGCTCTATCAGCGTCAAACCATACATACATATTATCAAATCTTGCTTTAAGTAACTCGTAAGCATTCTCTGATATAGGTGTAGTTTCGCTTCTAACAGCAACAGCATTCACTCCAATAGAGTGTAAGGTCATAACATCTTTAGTGCCTTTAGTAATGATTAGAATAGTTCCCTTGTGTGGTAGCTGAGTATAACCCTCTAGCATACCTCCAAAGAAATTAGTTCTGAATTTAACTTTCTTCTCTGCATAGGGACGATAGAGTTTAAACTTATCTTTTTCCTTATACCGATAACAGGGGTCAAATGTATTACTAATGTACCAGATGTTATCTGCTATCCAAGCTTTGTCTACTTTTCTTACGTCATAGAACTTAAGAATCTTTTCTGTTACTCCGAATTGAAGCCAGTACTCTAAGTCTTTCTGTGTAAATTTTGTAACTGTAACTTTGATGGATGCAGGCTTTACCTCTGCTGGCTTAGGACTTTTTAGAGTGGATACTTCCATCTCTAGTCTAAGTCTATCTTCTAAACTAAAGTTCTTAAGTTGGAAATCTGATTCTATTTTATATAGAATGTCTGGATACTCGTAGCTAGTACGCATTTGAGCTATGTCAATTGCATTGTAGTGTACTTTCTCCGTAGCATAATCTACAAAATACAGATTACCTCCTTGACTCCACCTAAAGAAACAGGTAGCATGCTTATCAGATCTGAATGGATTCTTATATTTCTTTCTCAAGTCTATTTTCTCACCGAAGTAAAAAGACATTAGGTTTTCTTGCCCTAGTAAAGCGTATAACGTCTTTACATTAGGTCTTATTTCAATGCTTGAGAGATCCATAAGTGTTGTTTTTAACCCTCCTTCAATAAAAAAGGGGTCACAAAAGTAACCCCTTTTCTAAAAAAGAGAACAGATTACTTTTAATTTTAGAAGATATCGTTGATATCTGTGCTAACAGGACTAGTTGCTACTTCACTGGTATCCCAACTCATCATAGGTTCTGACTCTTTGAAAGGAGTTTCAGTTTCGTTTGCGTCAGGAGCATTATTCTCAGTGTATTCTTTGAAAGTAAAACTTCCATAGAAACTCTTAAAGCCATACTCACCTGTGATTTGCTTAGATACATACTCAGTAATTTTACCTTGTACGTTAACAAATACTTTAGTGCATACGTCTTGATATTTTTCGTCTTTAATTCCTAAAAGAACTTTAACACCCATGTTGGCTTTATTGAAGTGAGCAAAGAAGTCTACTAACTCATTGCCTTTACCTTTAGCAATAGAAGCCCAGTTGTCAAGAACAAAAGGCTTTTCCTTTGGAGAGATGTTACCATAAGCCTTAAGCAAAGAATAAACTGTTTCTTCACCGCCCTTAGCTTCACGTACACTCTTCATATCTAATCTACGAGAAGGATCAATAGATGCTTGATACTCACTTAAAGTAGCAAGGTTCTCAGCCCACGAAGTCTTAGTGTAGTTGTCAATGAATTGTTTCTTGCCTGCTTGAGACATACGGGTGTCATTATTTACCCATAAAGTAAACTTACCACGCAAATCTGTTTTAAAGTCTGGATGATTTACATACCAGAAGTCAAGACGCATTCCGTTCTCTGACTCATAGGTAGGCTCTTTAACTTTGTCTTCTTCAATACCTAGGATTTTTGCAAGTTCTTTAGCTGTAGGATTAACACTTACAACTTGAACAGGAGCAAATCCTGTGTACAATTTTTTGCCTGCTCCAGGCTCTCTGGTTTCTAATTGATCGAATTTCATAATCTTGTTTTTTTATTTTTTATTTGTTTTTTCTACTACTGGTACTGGTTCTGCATAATAACTATCTATTGTATCACATACTGTTTGCAAGTCGTTAGGGATAAGAGTTTCTGCAAACATATCCATAGGACTTTTAGCAGGGTAATTCTTAAAACGATTGGTTACAAAGTGATAAGTTGCTTTCTCATCCTTATCTTCACCTACGTGAGTATAAAGACAGATAGTAAACAATCCTTCTAGTACGATTTGGTTATCCAATGCTTTGCCTATTGTCTTAATCTTCTGACCTACGATATGTCCATCATCTTCAATGTTCTCTGAGTGAGTGATGTAGAATACTTTAAGGTCATTACGAAGCTTACGAGCACTAGTAAGCATATTAGTTACATCTTTTGCAAGGGTAACAAACTTACCAAAACCGATCTCATTGGCTTTCTTCATCATAAGAAAAGACATAGAGTAGATAGCATCATCCATGATGATGTTTTTGATGTGAGGAGCTTTCTCACTAATCTGTTGTAACAATGCGGTGATTTGATTGATGTCATCTACCTCCATGTAATTTTTAGATTCGAGATTGTAAAGTTTTTCTGCTCCTTTGAAAGGCAATTCTTTCCTTGCTACATTAATAATAAATGTTTCTTTTGGGTCTAGAGTCCTTACAGATGTGGATTTACCAGTACCTGAGGGACCTACGATAGCGATTAGTTTGCTTGACATATAGTTAGTTTATTTTGTTTATTTTGTCTCTAGTAATTTATCTAAATCTTCTGTTATTATTTTCCAACCGTACATAGAAGCAAAGAATCTTGCTCCTGCTTGACAACGCTTTTTATCTTTAGAGGGGAAACTTAAGATTGCTTTTCTTACTTTACTGTTGTCATAAAGTAATTTAGCTAGCCAATCTATAAATTCTTCTTCCTTCTCCATTGTCCAAGTGTGTTCCCAATACCAGGTAGGAGAATTAAAATCTACGTCATCGTAATTTTCTCCAATCATACTACACATATGAGTGAGTACTTGGACTAATTCTGGACTAAACTCTTCTTTTTTATTCATTGATTTTTACATTTTTAAATACTTTTCATAATGATTGCCTACAGGATTATTCATCTCTTCAGGCTTTGGTAACTCGTCAAACTTTCCGTTAGCTCCATTAAAGTAAAGTCCTACGCTTGAATTTTCTAAGCCATAGTAGCGGTCTTTAAGGAATTTAAGAGAGCGGTATTTGTTACCTAATAGAGATACATCATAGCCATTATGAACTGCTATGTTATATCTTGCAGGACTAAATATACCCAGAACTACTTCGT